ATTGATTTATTTAATAATGGCATTTTAACTTATTTCACTGGTGTCTATTGTTCTATGAGGGGAATTTCTATCTATGACTTTTGCAGTGTCATAATTATTAAATATATTATGGTCTGCTGTCATTGTTTCACTATGTTTTAAATTAGATAAAGCAATAATTTCATCTTGTTGTGTAAATCCACGAAGCTCACTTGAGCCAATCATTCTATCGCTAAATATTCTTGAAGCTCTTATTGTAATATATCGTCTTGCTGACTCTGGTATATCTGTAAAATCTAATAAAATTACTACAGTACCATCTAAATCTTTATCAAATACAAATGTTCTATTTACTCTGTTATATAAAAAATCACCTCTTTGAACGCAATCGTAAGTACCTTTACTATACTTTGAAGGTATTAATTCTAATCTAACTATGTTTGTACCTAATGGTATTTTATTATTAACATCTCTTGTTAATGGATATTTTAATTCAGTGTTAAAGTGCCAACCTCTTGATTGCACTTCTCTATTTACTTCGTTTAATATTGTTTGAGCTACACTTACTTCAGTAGGTAACGTACCTGTTAATGAAGAAACTGGAGCTTCTCCTATTGTTGATAGAATAGTATTTATTGCTTCTAATTCTGAAGTTGCTGTTGTTATACTCATTTATTATCCTTGAAAAAAAGGAGACCCTAGAAAAGAGTCTCCTATCAATTACAAAATAGTAATTATGAAGTTTTAATTTCTACACATGACTCTGGTCTTAAAATACCATGACCCATAGCGTATTTTCCAATCATTAATGTACCTTGTCTTCTGATGTCATATTCTGACTCCATTGATAAGTCCATTAATTTTACTGTTCCTACAGCACTCTTATGGAAGATACTTGCTACAGTTGTAGAAAAATCTGCATTGTAAGTGTTGTTTTGACCAGTAGTAGATGCTCCTGATAAATCAGTAAATGAAGATGTTGCAGTATTTAATTTTACAATTTTAATACCTGCTACTTCAAGCACTTTACCTTTTGAGAAATCACCATTTGCATTTGAGAAATCTCTGTTAAGGATTTTATCATTTTGTACTAGCTCATAGTAAATGTCTGGAGCTACTACGCAGTATCTATCTTCTTCTGGAACGTCATTATTATCTAAATCTTCTGCTCCTTCAAATATGCTATCAATTAATGAAGTCATATTTGTGTTTGCATCAGCGTCAGTAATAACATTACCACCATCACCACCAGTAATTGTAGCTGAAGCTCTTGCTCCAAGTACAGTTAATTGTAGTAAGTGTGCATCAGTTTTTTTCGCTAAAGCACTTCCCATTTCTTTAGAATATAAATTTCTGACATCATAATGGTTTTTAGCGTCGTCTATCGACGATATAAAAGAACTAGCTAGTAATACATCATCAATAGTAATTACTTTCTCTGCATGATTAATAACACTACCAGTAATTTCATTACCTGCAGTGTGATATGATGCAGTTGTTCTTCCGATTACTGGGAATTGTGCCGACTTACCAGAAGTAATACTTCTTACAGTAGACATTCCCAACATTTTATTTTCTCTCTGGAAACTAGCAAGAACTTCCCCACTAAAAACCTTTAAAAAGAGGTCATTAGCTGTTCCACCATTGTTAGTTTTACCCAGAAAAGATACAGTTGCATTTGCCATTGTTTTTTCCTTTCAATGTTGTTTAGTTAATGCTCATTCTTAAACGTCAATAACTTACAAAAAGGTTATCCTACGCATAGGGCAATTTTAGTTTTTTGTGTTTATGAAGTTGCGTCACCTCTCTTATGAGAGATGGTGATTATATTTTTAGACTATTCCACGCTTTTAATGACCAGTAAGCAGGAGATAAAGTTTTTTGTCCTGTAACTTTTGCAAGTACACCACCCATTCTAGCATTAAAAGATTTTTTAGCTTCTTTATTATTAGAACGAATTTTCATGTTTGCGTCACCAAAACGAATTGTTTTAATGTTATTAGTTTTTTTATCTTTTACAAATACTTTAAATTTTTTATCACCTTTAACTTCTCTTATAGGTTTATTTAAAGGCTTGTTTTCTGTACTCATTAATATTTCTTTTTATTTTTTTTCTTAGGCTTAATTTTTAATTTACTATTCATTGGTACTTTTACTTTTTTTTGAGTGTTAGAATATTGATTATTTTTATTAGGCATTATTTTTTCTCCTTATATTTATCCATTATTTTCTCTCCACTACGACCCACTATGTAACCACCCATACCAACTAATACTATGTTAAGTAATGAGTTTTGTACTGACTCTGGGATATTAGGAGCAGTAAACCCAAACCAATGAGCTACTACTAAACCTGCAAACGTAAGCATAAGTAAAGGTCTCCAGTTTCTTTGTAACCATCCACCTCTTGCTTCTGCAGTTATTACCGAAGCTTGAGCTTCTAATTCTTTTAACTGACCAGATAATAATTGTTGCTGAATATTTTGTTTTATTTTTTCTGCTTCAGCTTTATTATCTATAGTTTTATCAATAGTGCTAAATAAAGTTTTGACCATTGGAGCTACAGCCCCTAATATTCCTAACATTACCAATACCTAATTAGTTCTATTAATTCGATAACAACAATTATACCTAATTCAACTGCTAAGACTGTATGATAAACAGTCCATAACACTGATTGTTTTTGTCCATCTATTGATTTCATAAATTAATAATAACCATCATAACAATTACACCTAAAACAACTGCTACAATTTTTCCTTTTTTACTTAATGTATTCCAATATAATTTTATTTTCTTCATATTCTCCTTGACCTGTTAGATGATTTGGATGCTATGCGTAAGTTACTTAAAGAATTGTTTTTTGGGTTTCCATCTTTATGGTGAACGTCTTTACCATCACCTTTACTGACTCTACCTTTTTTACTTAATATTCTTCGAGCTTTATTTCGCATAGCTCTATTTTTCTTTTGATTACTTGCTGAATGATAATTTTTATATTCAGATTTGTAATCACGCATTACAATACGTTAGACCTTTTTAGTTTTTCTTCTACGTTTCTTCTGTAAGCTGTATCAACTTCATATCTTTTATCGTTAATAGCATTTACAATTTCTGCAGTAGAATTAAATACATCTGTTCTACCAGATACAGTTTGCCCTTGAGTTAAGTTAGGCTCATTACTACTATTTTGCGATTGATACTTAGCGTAAATACCTTGTAAACTTAACTTAGCTGAATTTACATCTGTGTCTAAAGCATTATTATAAGCGTTAATTTCTGCATCTGATAAATTATCAGTAGCCCATTTAACTACAGCATCATAATTTTGTTCTCCACCAACAATATTATGTATGTCTTTAGTTTGATTATTGCTTATTGCTTTTTGACCTTCTATATAACTATCTACTAACTCTTTAGATAAGCCACTTTTAGCTAAATTATCATAACTATCTTGTGATAATTCTCCTTTTTCAGCAAACTCATCATAGTAATTATCTAATGTTAAACCAGTAGCTTGTTCTACTTCTGATTTATTTTCTTCTAAAGATTGCTCTTCCTCTGGTGTACTTTGTTTCTTTTCTAACTCACCATAAGCTTTAGCTAACTCTTCAGCATTAGCAAATTTTTCTGGTAACCAATTTGGTCTATCTTCATTAGAAGTTTGCTCTGCTTGATTTTGCTGTTTATCTTGAGCTTCTGACTGCTCTTCTAAACTAGGATTATTCTCTTGTTGGTCATTAACGACCACTGTCTCAACCATTTGTTATCTCCTTATGATTGTTATTGTTGAATTGCTTCTGCTATAGCATTAGGGTCTATGTCTGCAGGGTCTACTTTACCTGCTACATTACCTGCTACATCAATACCTTTTTGCATAGCTTGTTGTTGTTGCATAGCCATCATTTGTTGTTGTTCTTCTGCTTGTAATTCTTCTTTAGATTTAACTAATCCTTTAGTATCTATTCCATCTGCAGTTGCTAATCGTGATATTGCATCATCAATATTAACATATTTTTGTACTACTTCTGCTCCTAAGAATTGACCTAAAGTTTGTATAAAGTTTACTAATTTATTTTTATCATTACCTCTACCGAGTGCTTCCAATCCAGTTACTATTTGTGGTATGACTGTTTTAGGTAATACTGGTAACTCTTTTTTCTTTTGCATTATTGCCATTTTTCTAGCAATAAATGGAAGCTGAAATTCTTGAGATAACATAGCATAAGTACCACCTAAAGTATCTTCAAGCTCTTCTGCCATAAATCTTATTTCTTCTGCAGTAACTCTTTCTGCATCTCTTTGAACTGACGCATTTAACAAAAACGCATACTGTAATCTTTGCTCTATTCTTTGCATAGTGTCATAAGCAATTCTAAAGTCTGCAAATTTATTAACTTGTAAAACTGAAATATCTTGAGCTGACCCTTCTATAATAGCACCATTAGGACTTTGAGCTATAGATGAAGCTCTTGTTGTACCATTAGGAGCTACCATAAATAATACTTTAGCTGACGCACTACTACCTTCTACAATAGCTTGTGTTAAACCTTCTAAAGATTGTAAGTCACCAAGATATTCTTCTACAAATCCTCGACCATAACTTTCACCATCAATTCTATTCCATCTTAATGGGATGTATGCTGATTTATCTATTGGAAAAGTACCTTTTGAACTTGGTATAACAACACCTTTTATTTCTTGATAAACTTCAAATTTGTTACCTTTTCTACATACATAAGTAAATAGTTCTAAGGTCTTTTCGTCATCCTCTAGTTGACCACCAATTAATTGTGCTATTTCTGGTGATATAGTTTTTGGACTTAAAACTTCTCTGGTTATAATCTCTTGAACATTACCCATTGGGTCTCTTGAAATTACATATTTATCTAAATGAAATACTCTTAAACCTTTTTCAGATACATATAATAAAACATTACCACTAACTATTAAGTGTTTTAATGCTTCAAATATTGCTACTCTATCTGCTGAAGTTTCAATATTAGTTTGTACTGCTCTTTCTATTTCACCTAAACCAGTTTCAATGTCAGTCTTCATAGACTCATTTTGTTCTAAATCTTTAATAACAAAATCTTGTATTCTAAGTCTAAAGAAAGGTGCATTAGGAGGTAACAAAGCTAGTAATAATTTAGCTGATAAATTGTTTACACCTCTTGCTCCAATACCTTGATATGGTGTTGAAAAACGACTGTGTGAGCCTGTACTTTCTTCTGGTATTAAGGTAGGTATTGTTAGTTTTGAACTTTCTCTAGCTCTTTCTAAATATACTTCTCTTTGTAATTCTAAAGATTGATACCTATTTTTTACCGAAGTTTCATTCATAATTATGTTTGTAATCCTGTGCCACTACTAGATGTACCACCTAAAGGTATAATCAAAGATTTTTTACCTTTTTTTCCTGCATCCACTGTACTACTTACATTTGAATCACCTGTTGCACCTGTATCTGCAGGAGCAGGAGATGATTGAGTATTTTGTACTACTGGTGGTGGAGTTGGTGTTACTGGCTCTGGCTTTGGTGGTGGACTTGCTCTTCTACCCATACACATAAGCTATTCTCCTTTTAATATTGTTTGGTTTTGTCTCTCAAATTGTTCTTTTAAAAAATCAATTACACTTCTTTGTCCACCTCTATAATAAAGAGTGTTTGGACTATCCGAAGGTGTAGCTGATTTTTCTGGAAATAATCTATCTAATTCATCAAGTAAATCTTGAGATAAATCTGGTAATAATTTGTTTGTATCACTAATCATTTCTCTAAAAGTGTCACTTTATTATTATGTTTATCTGCTATTTCACCTGCTATACTTCCATAACCACATAAATCTACATAATCATCTGGGTTATATTCACCTACTTGGCTTCTAGCTACTTTAAGTAAACTCATAAGGAGAGCAACATTGAGAGAGGAAAGGCTACTCTCCTTACTAAGCTTACCTTCATTTTGTAAGTAAGCTGTCCATAAACGAGCAATATTCTCATGGTTTTCATCTTTATCACCATTTTGTTTTTGTCTATTGCCTGTAACTAAATCTAAAGTTGTTTGTAAAATATCATTACATCTCTTGTGCATTTGTTGGACTCCATAATATTGGTTTTTTATTTTGCTTATCCCAATCGTCTACTCTTAATATTCGAGCTAATCTTGATTGTAACAAAGCATCTTCTTCTGTTAATTTTGCTTTCTTGTATGTTTCTAATACTTTTTCCCACATCAAATTAACGTCATGTTTGACATCTGTTAATATTCTTTGTGCTGTAACTTTACCTATCTTTGGACATCCAGAATAACCATCTGTACTATCACCAGTTAGTGTCTGCATCATAAACCAATAATCAGCTTCTTTCTTAGATACTTTTTCTACAACATCATCTACATCTAATCCTATGTGATTTGCAGGTATAGTACGCATATCTTTATCTGAAGATACTAAAACTACATTACCTTGTATCTCACCACTTGTAGCTAAGATACCCATTACATCATCACCTTCTAAACCTTCATGTTGGAAACACTCGTAAGTTTTTTGTAGCCAATCTAATAGGTGTTTATAGATTATAGGTTTTCTAATTTTCTTTCTGTTTGATTTGTATGTAGGTGTTAATTCTTTTCTAAAATTAGTTTTAGATGATAAAGCTATAATTATCCTGTCTGCATTTAATTTATTTTTAAAATAAAATATTTCATCTTTTAATTTTTCAATACCAATTTTTGCATCTGCATGAAGTGTCCATATATCATCATCCCATTTAGTTGGTACTTCACAAGATATAGCACTTCTATAGGTAATTAAATCACCATCAAATAATAATGTTGTCATCTCTCTCCTTAAATATTTTGTTTAATCCAACTTTTTAACTCTGACCTTGTAAGTAACTCTGTTAAAAAATTTCCATAACTATTGACTACTGTTTCTTCGTCTTTATCTTTCAACATATATTGGTAAAAACCAAGATGTAGAAATTCGTGTATTACTAAATTGACTGCATCAGCACCGCCTAATTCTATTATGTCTTCATCAAAATAAATTTTATAAGGTGGCTTAACTACAAAAGAGCCTTGCTGTTCAGATACTTCGTAACTTAATTCATGTGGTATTAATACTAACTCAACTGTAAAAGCTCCTACTGTAACTTTTTTAGGAAGTTTTATTGTCATTAAATATCTCCTTTAATGGTATTAAAATACATTTACTGGCTTTGTTATCGCCCATCATTCGCCATTTGTTTTTGTATTTACGAGCTAATTTTTTTAATGCAGGTACAGTAAATAAAAGCATACAATAATCTTCTTTACCATCTGCTAAAATATGTACCCAGTAATCAGCTTTAGTAGATTTTAAACCACTAGGTTTACCATAGCTTTCTATCTCTATTGCTATGTTACCTGTTTTTCTCCACCAGTCTCTCTCAGTTTTAACTTCTATCTTTTTATTCTCAATTATATTTGCTAATCTTTTTTCTCTGACTTGCCCATACTTTAGGTCAATATCAAATTTTTTATTATTATTAAATTTAGCCATGAAATCATTAGTGTGTCTCTGCCCAATTATTACCAATTTTATATTCGCCATCTAATTCACAATTAAATTTAAAATGACTTTGGGTTTGTTGAATACTTTGTACTGCTATCTTTCCAACTTCATCTGCTAGTTCTTCTCTAACTTGCAGTTGTACTTCATCATGGATATGAGCTACCATACCCCAATCTTCACCATACTTTAAATGTGATAAATTTTTATGTAGTAAGATTGTAGCTTTCTTGACTATAATGCTACCACAAGATTGTAGTAAAAAATTTAAAGCACTGTGTTCACTTCTTGGATGAATACGTCTTCTATCAATAGCATACAAAAACCCTCTCTCATTATAGTTTTGTATTACTGTCTCTCGTAATTTTTTTATTGCAGGAGTTTTTCTTAAAAAAGTTTCTTTAAGATGTTTACCCTCTTTAGCTGTACCTTTGACAATCTCACCAATCTTTTTATCTCCTGCCCCATATAAGAACGCATAAATAAAAGTTTTTGCCTTGTCTCTTGTCGGAACTCCACTAGCCAACTGATTAGCAGTGTGTATATCTCCTTCCAAGAGTTCTTTTCGATAAGCTCCAAAATCCCATCTAGTAAGATAAGAAGATAAACAACGCAATTCCAAGCCACTAACATCACAACCCACCAACTTATAACCACTAGGTACAATAAAAAGACTACGAAACTCTTTACCATATTTGGCACTAGCACTACAAACTTGACCAATGTTTGGACTATGATGCGTACACCTGCCTGTAGCTGTTCCATTCGTAATAACTTTCCCATAAATTTTACCTCTCTTTTCTAATTTAATCCACGCATTGTCACCTTCAGCCAACATTCCTAATCTCTTTTGTATTAGTAAATACTCTGATAATAATTTTGCTTCTGGATATAATAATTTTTCTAAAACTTTTTCATCAACTTTTGGTTTACCATCAGGTGTAAATTCTTTAGGTTTCCAACCTTTAAGAGTCATAAGTCTATCTGCAATATGGTCTCTACTACCTGCATTAAACATTATCTCTTTTATCTTTTTAACTGGTACACCTTTTTTATAACCTCTAGTTTTATTATCTCTCTTAGGTATCAGTACGCCTACAACCTTTTTCCAAGGAGGAAATATTTTTTGTAATTCTTCTAAAAGCTGTACTCTTTTTGTATTTAATAAAGTGTGTAATTCTTTTGCTTTATCAACATCAAAACAAAATCCTAATTTTTCTTGTTTGTGAATACACTCTGCAAATTCATGTTCTAATTCTATAGCTTGTTGACTATATTTTTTTCGTAAAATTAATTGATAAAATTTACTTGTTAGTTTTACATCTTGCTCACAATAATCTTGCATCTCTTGTGACCATTCACCCCAATCAGTTGTCTCACCAAACTCATCTTTGTGGTCACCTATTCTATACCCCCAAGCTTTTAAACTATGTGAGCCTATTAGTTTATTTGGTACTGTTCTTTTTTTGAAATCTAATTCTTTTAAATCTGACCATATCAATCTTGACACTATTAATGTGTCGAAAATTTTTTTCTTAAAAACAAACCAAGGGTAAACTTTTTGCAGTGCAGGAATATCAAACTGCATTATGTTATGACCTATAATTTCATCTGCTTCTAATAATTGATGTAAACCTTTTTCTATTTCATCTGGTTTATAACTAAACAATTCATTCGTATCTACATTGTGTATAACTAGAGAAAATATCTTATCCATATTTTCTAAAAAACCATTAGTCTCAATATCAAAAACTAACTTCACGATATTGTCCTAACTGTTATTCTATGTAATGCAGGTATTACATTTGCTGTTTCTTCTAATACTTCTTTAACAAGTAAAGCTGTTTGAAAATCATGTATTAATAAAATTGGATAAACATTTTCAAATACTAAACACTTATAAAAACATTCAAGTATATCATTATAAATTTTAAATACTTTTGCTTTTTCTTTTGGTGTCATTGAAGTAAATTTTTCTTCTGACTCTAGGTAGTTTAATATTAAGATAGCTAAATCATCATTAGACTTGCTCATAATTTTCTACCTCATATAATCTACCAGTATCTTTGTTGTAATTAAGTGTAGTTGCTAAACCTGTTTCACCAGTAAACCTATTTTTTAAAACTCTTATTTCACAGTTGTTATCACCTATTGAACTGTTCCTAGATAAACCTAAAATTATATCACTAAGTTGAGCTATAGATTGACTACCTCTTAATTGAGATATTGTTGGTATTAAATTTTCTTCATGTGATTTATTTCCTTCTGGTCTTTTTAAATGTGATATTAAAATTAAAGCTACGTTTAATTGCTCTGTAAGTTTTCTTAATGTTGTCATTAAGTTATCTAAAGTACGTCTTTCATCACCTTCAGATATACCACTCACTACTATGCTTAAGTGGTCTAAAACTATGTATTCACATTTACAGCCAACAGCTAAATATTTAATTCTACTAAATAAATTATCTGAGTCTAAACTTCCCCAATGGTCATAAAAATAACATTGAGATTTTATGTTAGTCCATTCCTTTTTTAATTTATCTAGTGGTACTTTCTTTCTTTCTGTTTGTAAGTGTAAAGGTGTATTAACACCAATAGAAACTAAACCTCTTATACTTCTTTGCACACTCTCTTCTAAAGCTATGTAACCAACTCTATTTTCTTTTGTAATTAAGTGATAAGCAATCTCTCTACAAACTTGACTCTTACCTATTCCTGTACCTGCACATAAAGTAATAATTTCACCTTTACGAATACCCTGTGTTATTTCGTTAAGACCATTAAATGGATATGTACTATCACTATCGCCAGTGTCTTCAATTAACAAATCCCATAAATCCTCACCAGAAACAATACCATCTGGTCTATACACTTTAGACCCCCAGATAGCATCAGTAAGCTCTTTGCTTTTACCTGCTAATACCATCTCATTGGGGTCTTTCAGTGGGAGGATTGCCACCTTGCTTTTACTTGGACTAAGTAATGAAGCACATTGAATAGATGCTTTCTTTCCTGCTTCATCATTATCAAATAAAAAAACTACGTTATCAAAACCTTCTAACCATTCGATATTTTCTGCTACAGTTTTCTTCGCTGAAGCTACACCACTTGGTATAGAGACTACTGGATATTTGTTATTGAAACAATATTGGCTAACTGTCATAGCATCAATTTGACCTTCACAAATAACAAGGAGCTTTCCAGTATCTCTAAACAAGTGCTGACCAAAGAACTGTAAATTCTTGGTCTCCCCTAACCATTTAAACTCTTTATTAGGAAATCGAATATGTTGAGCAACAAGCTCATATTTATTATTATAGTAAGGAGCTAT